AAAGAGGCGAGACCTTCTCGGTATTAAAGGCTTAGACCCTGATAAGATTGTCGTTATCGGCTCTTTCCTAGAGGAAGAAAAGGATGGCAAGGGTGGTAAGGTTGAAGGTAAGATTCTAAAGGGTGAGGAGTGGATTGCTATAGCCGAACACTTCATCCATAATGACCCAGGTTGTGTAGTTGTCGTTGACTCATTCTCTCAGATTGCTACTGAGAAAGAACATAACATTGATATTGGTCAAGTTGCTGGTGACGGCGGTTATCGCCTGCTGGCTCAGTTCACTAAGCGTGTTGCTACTGTCCTCCCTGTTAATCGTGTTACTGTTATTGGTATTCAACACTTGATTGCTAATACACGAGCTAAGATGAACCAAAAGCAGAAGGGACGTTCTGGTGGTCGTAAGATTGGTTACGCTGTTGACGTTGACCTTGAGTGTACACATATTGAATTAATGAAGGCTAGTTCTGCTGACGACGCTGATATTGTAGGACAAAAGGTAAACTGGGTGACTAAATCTACCGCTATCGTGGCACCCCACAAGAAGTTTCAATCCACCATCCGTTATGGTATTGGAATCGACGAGGTCTACGAACTGATGGAACTTGGTCAACAGACAGGTTTTATCACTGGTTCCTCGTGGCTAACCCTGGACTATATGCAGTACCACCTCGACCTCTTAGGGATAGATGAATGGACTGTGGACAAAAAAGGAAACCCTGATAAATCCTTCTCTAGTAAAGTGAAGGTTCAAGGGAAAGAGCAGATGGTTAAACTACTGAGAGATAACCCTGGCTACGTTGCGGCTTTAAAAAAGGAAATCTATGGCATGTTGGGATTAGAACAGGAAGTATAGTATGAAAGTCTATGACTTTGACGACCGTGAGTACAACTGGCCTCCAAGTGGGCATGAGGTTGATATTGACGATAGGCGAAAGCGAAGCGATTTGCATTTGAGAACCAGGGCGATACTCAAAAGCCTCTACCCGACACAAAGTGTATTAGAGGAGGTTCCTCTCCCAGGTATGAGACTATTTTTGGACTTCTTTCTTCCTTCTCGTAAGGTTTGTATTGAAGTTCATGGACAACAGCACTATAACTACACCGAACACTTTCATGGTGATAAGATGGGGTTTCTTAGGGCTAAGGCTAACGACAATCGAAAGATTGAGTGGTGCCACCATAATAATTTGAGAATTGTAGAACTTCCTTATAATGAGAGTGATGATGACTGGCGAGAGAAAATTATCCAGGGTGGAAACTGATTGGAAAGCTGTAGAAGCTGAGCTTAATAGACTTATGGGTCAGTTCGCTCACTTCGAAAGTACTGAGGTTATTAAGTATCTCAAGACTAGCCAAGAGGTTTTGAGAAAAATGTGTTCAGAGGAATGTGCTGAGGCAGCTTATTTAATGCAGCAAGAAGCACTATATCTCCAACTACTTCTTAACGAACTTAAAACCAAGATGGACTGGGCGGCGAGACAAAGAGATAGAATTGTTGCCCCCCAGATGAAACAGTACGACAAGTTCTTGGGTGTGGCCAATATTAGAACCATGGCTATTAATCAAGATAGTGCTGCCCAAGAATACCATAAGATTTATTGTAGGGCTGAGAGCCTTCACTCTCGTCTTAACTATATTCCTACACAACTAAACAAGATGTCAGAAATGATGTCTCAGTATCAACGAACAAAGGATAGACAAAACTATGTCAACGCTACCTGAAGCACTTAAAAAAGCCGTTCTCGAACAGGATTGGACAATTGTTTGTAAGGTTTTTACCAGCATTACGGGGGAGCCGCTAGAGATTCCTAAGCCTCCCGAACCAGAAACCCCAGATTGGGCGACGTTAGAGGTTGACCTTGGCGACGAGGATGATATAATAAAACAACAAGCCGTCGCCCATGACATCAAAGAACCCGAAGAGGGGTCTAATTTGTGGTTACCGGGAGACCCTGAACCAGGGGATGAAGTAGGATTTGACGAAGAGGATGACGAAGAGGATGATATAGCACCAGAAGTTGTTGCAAACCTATTCGCTCCAGAGCCAGAGTATGCTACACAAGAAACCATTGATAAGATGTCTGAGGTTAACGCACCTAAGCTCTCAGGTAATCAAGGAAGAAATAATATGGTGGCGACTGCAAAATCACCATCCAAGCCTGGGGAGTTATTTGAAAACGAAAATGGGGACTTCGAAAGCAGAAAGTCCCCCATGAATATTCCAGGTAAAAGAGTAAATCGTTTTACTGACAATAAGAATGTTCATTCAAACCTTCTAGTTAGCAACAATCCCGACTTGGGGACCAAGCCTCAAATGGCGGGGGGAGATAGGTCTCTATTAGCAGGAGGAGTTGAAACTGGTAATACTGTTGATGTAGAGTGTGCCCTCTGTGAAACAAAAGAGACTGTCTATGAGAGACTAGCAACGGGATGGAACAAGAATCCTAAGCACAATACTTACAGATGTAACGACTGCAATACTCGTGCTGGTCGCGAGAGAATTGAGCGTAAGAAGCTACGTGAAGAACGAGAGAATCCTGGTAGACGAGTTAACCGACAACAGTTTGAGTAAAGAATGCTAAAAACAGATAACGTAAAAGACTTAGGTGCAGAGAGAGCAGTTTTAACCGGAATGTTTTCTCATGGAGAAGACGGTTATTTAGATGTGACAGACTTGGTTAGTGGAGCGGATAGTTTTACCGATACTGCTAATCAAGCTTTGTTCAACATCTTTCACGATATGTACGGACGACAGGAAATGAAACGCCTGGACGAATCCTCTGTCGCTGCTACAGCCGAACAGATGGGCTATTCCTGGCTGTTCCAAAAACCTGATGACGTAAATCATGTTCGTACCATTCTAAACGGTAGGGTATTACCCGAGAACGTTTCTAAGTGGTCTGCTAAGGTTGAGAAGTTATCCATCACAAGACAGTTGATGGACCAGTTAATGTTCGCTGGGAAGACATTAGAAGATATTAGTGGTGACGAACCAATCGAACAAATTCTAGGAATGGTTGAGGAGCCCCTCTTCGACTTCTCTAACCGTCTACAAGGCCCAAGTAATAATTCCCCCGAATTACTCGGTGTTGGAATGCGTGAACATCTGACTGCTTTAATGGACAACCCCGTTGAGCAGATTGGTATCTCTAGTGGTTACAAGTATTACGACGAACACATTGGTGGTGGATTCCGTCGAAATAGCGTTAACCTCCTGGGTGCCCGAACAGGTGTTGGTAAGTCCATGGTGAGTGTCAACATTGGTAAACATGTAGCCGGGACTCTAGGTATTCCTGTACTATACTTGGATACTGAAATGATTAATGAGGACCACTGGTATCGTGTTGCCGCCAACCTATCCAACCAGTCTATTGGGCTGATTGAAACAGGTAAGGTAGGATTTACTGAAGCTGGCAGACAAGCTGTTCTCGACGCCTGTGGTATTATGGAGGATATGCCCTTTCATTATCTGAATATTAGTGGTCGAGCATTCCCAGAGATTGTTGCTATTATGCGACGTTGGGTTATGCAGAATGTCGGATATAACGAAGACGGCACAACTAAAGACTGCTTGATTATCTACGATTATATGAAGCTAATGAGTGGTGATGGTATGGCTGCACACATGCAGGAATATCAAATGCTTGGGTTTATGATGACCTGTTTGCATAACTTCGCTGTTAGGTACTCTCTCCCAATTTTCTCCTTGGTTCAGTTAAACCGTGACGGAATTGACGGTGAAGACACAGGTGTTATTGCCGGTTCTGACCGAATCGCTTGGCTTGCTACTAACATAGGTGTTTTTAAACCAAAGAGTGATGCAGAGATGGCGGCAGATGGGGGTGATGAATTTGGCACCCATAAAATTGTTGTTATGAAAGCACGTCATGGTGGGGGAACTAAGTTCCCTGACTATATTAATTATCACATGGAGGGTAAGTACGCCCAAATTGTGGAACTTGAAACGCATAGCAATCTGAAAGCGAAACAAGACGAAACGTTTGCAGATGCTCCTTCAGAGAACATGGTTGATATTGATGAATCAGAAGACATCCCAGTCTAAACTTACCGATGATGAATTTCGACAGTCCTTGGTAGAGCTTCAAAATGAAGCCTGCGAGAACTTTGAATCCCTAATGACAGAAATAGGTGCAGACCTTAGGTGTCAGGGTAAAAAGTATGTAGGTCAATGCCCTGTCCATGGCGGCGATAATCCCACTGGTTTAAACATTTATCCCGAGGGGGATGAAATCAAGGGAATTTGGCGTTGTCGCACGCATGGGTGCCATATGAAGAAGCATCCTGATACCAACCGTCTGATGTACGGACAGACCCTTCTCGGCTTTATCAGAGGGATTCAACACTATAACACTGGTAAGTATCCTAAACTTGGGGACGCAACTAAGGTGTTGTTAAAGTTCTGTGGGTATAAAAGTATCTATGATGTAAGAATTCCTAATGTAGAAACACTAAAACGACGAATGATGAACAAGGCATTCGGTCGTCTAGCTTTGTCTCCAACTATGTCTAATAAGACATGGCCAAGAGAGAAGGTTCGTTCTTTATTGAGTATTCCTTCTCCATACTACCTAAACCGTGGTTACTTAGCCGAAACGCTTGACAAGTACGACGTAGGCACGTATAATCAAAAGAGAAGGGTTGCTGTTCCAGTTTACGACGACGATTACAAGGTCTGCGTTGGATTCTCGGGAAGAACGCTATATGACGAATGTGATAAGTGCAGTTTATACCATGACAAAGACAAGGGGTGTCCTCAGACTAATCTTGAGAAAGCCTATTGCGTAAAGTGGAAAAATAACGATGGATTCAACACAGGTCACTACCTCTACAATTACTGGTTCGCCAAAGACCACATCCTCAAGTCAGGAACAGTTATTCTTGTTGAGGGGCCAGGGGACGTATGGAAACTGGAAGAGGCCGGAATACACAACGCAGTTGCCCTCTTTGGGACAAACCTCACCGACGAACAAAGAGTCATATTGGAGCGTTCGGGGGCTCTCTCCGCAGTTGTCCTCCTTGATGGAGACAAGGCTGGAAAAGACGCCATGGCGATTATTAAGGGACAGTTGGAAAGACAGTTCAGATTGTTCTTCCCAGATGTCACTGGTACTGGCGACCTTGGAGATTTGCAGACAGATAGCATTACGTCAGACATCAAACCAATCATAGAACAACTATCAACATATTAACAGGAGTAGACATGACAAACATTATCGCCTTTTCTGGCAAAAAGCAAGCAGGTAAAAGTGCTTCTGCTAATTTCCTCTTCGCTCTCGAAATGGTAGCGTTGCAAACCACAGATGGTGCCTTCGTAGACAAAGAAGGACTTCTTCGTGTTGTGAGTACAAGACCTGATGTTGAAGGTGGACTAGACATAGGTGTTTTGGACCCATGCAGCCGTAGACCAGAAGTTCAACAATGGTTTATCGAAACTGGTATATGGCCGACAATCAAGCTGTATTCGTTTGCTGAGTGGCTGAAGACCATTGCCACAGAGGTTCTCGGTCTTACTGATGAACAGGTCTATGGCACTGACGAACAAAAGAATAGTCTTACACACTTGAAGTGGGAGGATATGCCTGGGGTCGTGACACAAGAACAGGTGGTTAGTCTTGTGGACGGCCTGCGAGTTCCACTAAGTGCGGACCTTTTAGAGGTTAATTGGCCTATGCCTTTAGACCCCGGCGGTCCAGATGTCGGTGGCAAACAAAGTTCTGTGCTAGACCAGATTGGGGTTATTACTCACAGTCCTGGCCGAATGACTGGCCGTGAAGTCATGCAGCATCTTGGCACTGAAATCTTCCGTAAGATGTACTACGATGTGTGGGCTAAGGCTTGTATTCGCAAGATTCAAAAAGAGAAAGTGGGATTGGCTATTATTACCGATTGCCGCTTCCCCAATGAAGTAGAAGCAGTCCAAGAGGCTGGTGGTAAAGTCGTGCGTCTCACGCGAGATATATTTAAGGGTGAGGACCAACACCCTAGTGAAACTGCACTAGACCCTGAAAACTTCGACTGGGACAAGTTTGATGCTATTATTGACAACTCTGAACTTTCCTTAGCTGGGCAGAACGAACTGGTTTTTAAACAACTGATGTCGTGGGGGGTTATCTCCGACACTGAAGATGATGCCTACGACAAAACTCAAGAGGAAGCTTACGTTTAATGATTGTTACCTACTTTAGAAGTAGTAGTTTTAATAACTGGGATTTCTGCGAACAACAGTACTACCTGAAGTATGTACTGGGTTTGCCAGATGTCTCGGGTAAAAAAGCTGAGATGGGGACGATAGTCCATAAGGTAATGGAAATCCTGGCCGTTGCTAAGGAAGGTCACCAGAATGGTGTTTATACCTTTACTGACGATGCCCTAGGAGACTTCACGTTTAGCGAGCAAGAACTGTTCGACGATGCATGGATGGATTACCTATTAACTCTGAGCTACGATTACTACGCTGGCAAGTCTGTTCATAAGTGGACTAAGGGAGACAAAAAGAAATGTCTTCAGTGGTGTTATACTGCTGTAACAGAACTTAACTGTTGCTTTGACCCACGTAAGCGTAAGATTATAGCCGCAGAGCCACACTTCGATTTTGTGTTGCCATATGAATGGGCCAAGTTCGAGTATGAGATTAACGGCGAAAAGATTGAGGGTCAGTTGGCGATGAAGGGAACCATTGATATGGTGACTGAGGAGCGTCCTGGTATTCTAGAGAGTGTTGACTGGAAGACTGGTAAGTGCATGAACTGGGCTACTGGTGAGACTAAGGGCTATAACTGTTTCACCAAAGACCCGCAGCTTCGAATCTATCATTATGCACTACATAAGCTGTTTCCAGAAGTGGAGCAGTTTATCCCAACTATCTATTGGATTAATGACGGTGGAGCCTACACCATGCCTTATGGTCCTAAAGACATTAAGGCTACTGAAGAAATGCTTCGTAGGAGATTTCAGGAAATTAAGAGAAGCACTAAGCCTAGCTTAATTGCCAATACTCGACAAAGATGGAAGTGCAAAACCCTCTGCGGTTTTGGAAAGACTCAGCACCCAAGTGGTGAAATTAATCCCTACACTGGAGACCCTCACACTATCTGTTCTATGGTCGCGGCCAAGATAAAGAGACAGGGTATCGAGCGTACAACAATTGAAGAAAAGGCCCCAGGTCATGAGTTCAACAAGTACCAAGCACCGGGGGCGTAACCCCTGGAAAAAGTTAATTGGAAATATCAAAATATCAGGTAGGATGCGAGATGCCCATCTAGACAAAGACCCCCGCAGGATTGATGTTACATGGGAAGACCTACGTGATATATTCATTGACCAACAGGCTTGTTGTTACTGGTTTGGGTTTGAGTTAGACCCAGACGGTATCTTCACGTCCTACAACCCCCTCGCTATCAGTGCTGACCGCATTGATGATGACAGGGGGTATGTTAAGGGCAATATCGTTATCTGTTCACGCATGGCAAATCTAGGCCGGGGGAAATGCCCCGCCCATGAATTTCAGAATATTTGTGACAATCTAAAAAACTCTATAATAACAGACTGGCAAACTACAGAATTGATAGGGAAATTTAAATGAGCAAGATAATGAGCGACAAAAACATAGAGACTTTTCAGCAAGCCATAAAGGCTAATGATGGTATGATAACAGGAGGTGCTGTTCATCGTATCCTTGGAGACCTTAGAAAACTCAAAAGGCAATGCTCTCTCATTATCAAATACAGGTCTGAGGAATCAATTAAGGAATTAGAGGAGATGTTATGAGTCAAGGAGTAAATCACGTATTTGAAGACTATGTTCGGGTAGAAAGCGAAAGGGTCAGAACAGAAGGCGACTACGTTAACGCCCATGAGGTTTATGGACACCTGATTGATAATATAGATACCTTCTGGGACCAAGTGAAACAATCTCAAGCAGAGCGAAACTACGGCGATATGCTTATAGGATTGGTTCAGACAGCGGCTTGTTGTCAGAAGGGAGCAGAATCTCTCAATCTGGTTCCGGCGTCGAGGTTGACAAAAGGAGACAACGATGCTAGAATAAGTGAGCTAGAAGACCTTCTTAATGAAGTCTTAGAGTTTATTGAAGAACGAGGAGAGTACCTGGAGCCCGCCCAGAAGGGGGGTCGCAGACCGTATTCTGTTGAGTTTGAGAAAGGTCAAATTCGTAATTATCGCGAAAGATTAGAGCAGTAAATGTCAACATATTTCCCACTACATGTACATACACACGATAGTTTCCTTGACGGTCTCAGCAAACCTTCACAGGTTGCAAAGCGATGCGACGAGCTAGGTCTGCCCGGTTGTGCCATCACTGACCATGGACGCATTTCTGGTGCTGTGTCCTTCTCTTCGGCTCTAAGCCGTGATAGATTTCATGTTGTGAAGGACGGTAAGGATGTAAAGAGAAACTTTGCTGGTGAAGAGTTTGCGAATCATTATGTAAAAGAACATTGTGAGAATGGAGAGGTTGTAGAATCTCCTGGTCTAAAGCCTATTCTGGGCTGTGAACTATACGTCACCTCATATGACCCTCGTGATAAGAGTACCAAGAGGCGTGACAATAACCACTTGGTTGTTCTAGCCAAAAACAAACAGGGCTGGAAAGACCTTATTCAGATTACTTCTAAAGCATTTGACCCAGCTTTATTCTACTACAACCCCCGAATTGACCTCCCTACAATCAAGTCATTGGTTAGTGGGGGTAATCTTATTGCTTTCAGTGGACATCTGGGTTCTCACCTAGCCTCTGCCTTCTTTGAAACCCCAGGAGATGCATATAGTGCAAACTCCTATGAGGAGGCTAAGGAATTAGTTCATCCTGACTGGGTAGAAAGAGTAACCGCAGAAATCAGGTCTTTGCAAGATGTTTTCGGAGAAGAGAACTTCTTCGTTGAAATTCAGCTAATTGACCAAGAAAACAGTCCTGCTTCCCAGGTGGTAGCAAAGGGATTGAGGTGGCTCGCCAAGAAACTAGGATTGAAGTGTATCGGAACACCAGATGCTCACTACGCCTATCCAGAAGACGCATATGACCACCGGGTTTTATTATGCAACAACCTGAACACAACTTTAAGAGAGGTTGAAAGAAAGAGCGTTAGCGGGGAAGACGTGGCTCTAGGGACATTCTTTCGTTCCGACAGATACCATATCCCCTCATACGAGACAATGGCGGCAATCCATACCCCAGAAGAACTAAGTAACACCTTGTTGGTCGCCTCAATGTGTGAGGAATACAAGATTACTGGTCCTCCTATGCTTCCTAAGTTCCCCACCCCTGACAATAAGACCTCTGCTGAGTATCTGAGAGAGCTATGTCGTGAAGGATGGACGCAAAGATTAGACTTAATTAAGAAGGTGATTGCTCACCCTAACTTTGAATATACACAAAAAGACTATGTAGATAGACTTGAGAAGGAAATGACGGTTCTGGATGAAGCAGGACTAGCTGACTACTTCCTAATTGTGTGGGACATTATTGCTTGGGCAGTCCGAGATGGTCAATTAACTGGTGCTGGACGTGGTTCTGCGGCTGGTTCGTTAATTCTGTATCTCTTGGGTGTTACCCACATTGACCCTATTGAGTTCGACCTGTTGTTTGAACGGTTCTATAACGCTGGTAGAAATACAGCCGAACACGTTTCCCTGCCTGACGTGGACATGGACTTTGAGAAGCATGGGCGTGAGCGTGTGCTTGTCTATATGAAGCAGAGGTACGGTGAAGACCATGTTGCTCAAATGATTACATTCCAGACTATGCAGGGGCGTGGTGCTATTAAGGATGTTATTCGTGCCCATGGTATTATGAGCTATGAAGATGCCAATAAGATTACTGAGAATCTACCTGAAAAAGCTGATATTGAAGACCAACTTGAGATTATGCGTGAGCATAACAAAAATGAAGGTGGTGATGGTGACATTAGCATTATCCAGTGGACCCTCGAAAATAGCCCTGACGACCTGCGTGAGTGGGCATATCTGGACGACGACGGTAATATACAAGGCCCGCTTGCTAAAATTTTTGAGCAGGCAATTCGCCTAGAAGGCACTAAGAAGGGTACAAGTAAGCACGCTGCGGGCGTAGTTATTTCGCAAGAGCCACTTGCCGAAGTGTGTCCGATGGTGTATGATAAGACTACGGGAGCATTGATTGCGGGAATGGAAATGAACGACCTTGAGGCAATGGGCCATGTGAAGTTCGATGTTCTCGGGATTAGTTGCTTGGACAAAATTAAAGGTTGTTTGAATCTGATTAGAACAGGAAATTTTTATGGACACATTAATGGTTGAAGTAACAGCGACAACTGCTTTAATTAGTATCACTATAGCAACAGCTATAGGGATATTCTCCGGTTGGTTGGCAACAAGTGTATGTTACAGCTTAAAGTCTGACAGTCATGCTCAGGACCGATACAATCAAGGTTTTAAGGAAGGTATTGAGTCTGGTAGTCGTACTACTGCAAGTAAGATTCGAGCGAAACTCGTGCAGAGACTAGCTGATGTAGCAGACGAAATTGAAGCGGAGGAAGTGTAATGTTGGTGATTGCTTTACAGGTTGCGTTGATATTGTCTCTGTATGTAATATTGAGACTTATTTGTGGGTCTGTTATGTGTGGCATTCGTGCCTACGGAGATGTAAGGTTTGGTGAGGGCTACGCCCAAGGAAAGGCTGAGCGTGACTTAGCCATAGCACTATCAACCCCCTTGAGAATGGGTGTGTTATCAGGTGATATTACAAGTAAAATTTTTGAGACAGTAGACATAACTCCAGGTTGTAAAACTGAGTTCCCCTTAGATTTATTAGCTCCTGATGAAGACAAGGAGTTTGTTCCATCAGAGTACGTTAAGGAAACCGAAAAAGAATGGACAGCAGGTAAAGAACAAGCCTGGATGAAAAAGGAAGACATAGAAAAGGCTGTTGACATGAGATACATGCCTAAAAACCAATGGGAAGAACACTACGGTAGTGCAGTCCCAACGACAAAGATGACCACACGAAATATTCCACCAACATCAGGATAACATGAGCGAATTTATAACAGCAGACTCTCACGCACCACACGGTCAGTATGACGTGTTTTTTAAAGCCGACAAGCCAGTGCCCCTTACCAAAGATAACACGATTATCTACCTGGACTTTAAGGACTTTGGCGTGTGTATGGACTGGTTGCATAAGCAGGACCATACTGCCTCCCTATTGATGCGTAATGGAGATATGGGGTTAGAAGAGAATGAGTTTGCCTACTACTTTGCTAGTACGGCTGGATTGACTAGCTTCATGTTCTTTGATGATATTATTCCTGAGAACTTGAACTACATGTATGTGAACAATCTGAATGTGGAACATCCTAAAATGAGACATCATCCACTGGGTGTGTTGACTAGGAATATTCATACACTAGTAGATGTTAGGGATAACTATATCCCCACTAAGCAAGACAAGTACAAGAATATGTGCTATGTCAACTTCAATCACGACACATGTGTTTTCCGTCAATTTATTCCTAGGGTCTATGCCTCTGGCAAACCTTGGGTCACCATTGAAGAGAACAGCGTAAGCCAGGAAGACTACTATAAGCAGTTTAAGAAGCACCACTACGTCGCCTGCCCCAGGGGCAATGGACATGATTCCTTCAGAGTGTGGGAAGCGTTGAAGATGGGTGCTGTTCCGATTGTGACCAGAACTGTGGGGATGGAACGCTTGTCGGCTTTCCTTCCAATACTTGTATTAGATAAATGGTCAGAAATGACAGAGGAGAGGCTTACGGATGAACTACCCCTCTTGAGGGCTAGACAAAACCAGTGGCCCGAAATGACAGGGCAGGACTTTTGGACTAAGCATGTCAAGAAGCAGCGTTCATTACACTTAGAAACTGAAGAGGTAACTAGATGAATTTTAATCCAATTTGTGTATACGATTACGAAACCGCAGGACGAGACCCTGACAACTGTCAGATTATCGAGATAGCCGCAACGATGGTTCACTCCCGTAAGCTGGAGATTGTCGATAAGTTTAGAATGAAAATCCGGCCTGACTGGGACGCAGAGGGTTGTGAAGAAGATACCATTAAGTGGCACGCAGAAGAAGTTAGGAAAATCACTGTAGATAAGTTCAAGGCGGAACTTAACGAGTCTCCTAGCATCGACGTTGTGTGGCCCACCTTTGTTTCCTGGGTTGATAAGTACAACTATGGCAAACCTGGAAAGTCTGGGTTTAAGGCTCCTGTCTCTTGTGGGTATAACATTGAGGGGTTCGATAACCCTATTACTTCTAGGTACTGTCATAAGTATGGACCAACTGAGAAGGACCGCTTTATTGAGGGTAAGATGAAACCCCGCCTGTTTAATCAGGTTCATAGCTTCGACGTTATGAAACATATGTGGTTTTGGAATGAAAATATTGAGACAGGCAAAAAGAAAGAGTTGCAGAATCTTCAATTGGGTACTCTAGCTGCCTACATGGGGGTGCCAGAATCCCTTCTAAGTCAAACTCACGCTGCTGACATTGATGTCCATATTACCGCTCAAATGGCAATCAAGCTATTTAAAATGGAGAGGTTTATGACAGCTAAGAAGCCGGGCTCTGACAAACGCCGCCTGGAAATGAAGAACTGTTTCGTTGACAACTTCCCCATGCCGTGATATAATATACTATGCCTGATGTAATCTATCCTTGTGGGTGTCGCTGGGAAATCGTTGACCCCAATTACAAGTCGAAAGAAGATTTCCACGCCGAACCCGGTGACCCAATCCCCTTGGCTGATGTAGATATTCACAATGTCTCATTGGAATGCCCTATAGTCTGGGCGTTAATGGGAGAGGGTATCACCAAAGGGATTTTCCAACTTGAGAGTAATCTCGGTAGGCGATGGTCCAAAGACTCCAAACCTAAGAACTTGGAGGATTTAGGTGCTTTGAACGCATTGTTGAGACCGGGTTGCCTTCGTGCCATGAGCGGTACTCCCCCTAAGAGTATGACAGAGCGTTATGTGGATAGAAAACATGGTCGTGAACCAGTGACGAATATCCATCCGGCTCTAGAACCTATTCTGAGAGCGACTTTTGGTGTATTAGCTTACCAAGAACAAGCTATGCGTATTGCTTCAATGATGGCAAGTTTTACTGAGCAAGAGGCAGATATTCTGCGTAAGGCTATCGGTAAGAAAAAAGCTGACATCATGGCATTGGTTGAGAAGGGATTCCTTGAGGGGTGTAAAAAGACAGGTATTCTAAATGACGAACTTGCCTTAGAGGTTTTTGGTTGGATTCGTGAAAGTCAGAAGTACTCCTTTAATAAATCTCATGCTGTAACCTATGGTAAAAATGCTTACTGGACTGCCTACTGCAAGGCTCACTTCCCAATTGAGTTCGCCTGCTCCTACATTATTGGTGCAGACTGGAAATCAGATAAGTATGAAGAGATTGCTGTAGTAGTTAATGACGCTAAAACCCTAGACATGGATGTTCTTCTTCCTGAGTTTTTTGACATTCGTCCTTACGCTCAAATTAAAGACCGGAAGATTCGCATGGGAACCCAAGAGATTCGTGACATTGGTAAATCCGCATCAACGAAACTCTACAAACAAATCAAGGAGACTACTGAACTACTGGGTAAAGAGCCCAAAGAGTGGTCCTGGCTAGAATACCTATGTTTCTTCGCTCCTTTTACAAATAAGACAGTGAATGAGGCTCTTATCAACTGCGGTGCCTTGGACTACTTTAAGGTCAGTCGCAGGAAGATGTTCTTTGAGTACACTCAATGGAACAAGAATGTTAAGGCATCAGAGCAGGAATGGGTAAGGGAAAAGTGGGCTTCTAAAAAGTGGACTTGTCTTATAGACATTATCGACGACTGCTCAGAACCGGGTAAGTTCCAGTTTCAGACTGATGATGATGGTGTTCGCAAGCGTGTGAGAATCAGTGGTGGAGGTGCTTCCACTAAAAAAAGAGGTGAAAAACTTAAGGATTTACTTCTTGTACTGAAGAACCCAGGTCAAGATTTAGAAGACAGCATGGACTTCATAGCTTGGTCAGAAGAGAAATATCTCGGGGTTTCGCTATCTTGCAGCGTCGTGGATGGCCGAGAAGAGGCTATCAACGCTAATACCACCTGTCGGGAATTTTTAGGGGGTCAGGCACTTGACTATATGGTTGTGGCTGTTAAAATAGATAAGGCACACGAGTTGGTCACAAAGAAGGGTAAAGACCCTGGAGCGAAGATGGCGAGATTGACCGTCTCTGATTCTTCATGTGCCCTTGATGATGTTGTCTGTTTCCCAGAACCCTACAAGAAATATCAAGCAATGCTGTTTGAAGGAAATACTGTACTAATTCAAGGAGAAAGAACTAATCAAGGTTCTCTCTCTGTTAAGAAAGTAAAGGAAATTTGATGAGTCACTATTTTGATGAAGGTTTTTTGGAGACAGCGGAGGCAGCAGCAGCAGCAGAAGCAGAAGCGGCAGAAGCAGAAGCAGAAGCAGAGAAGGAATTGGAAGATAAAGAATATGCAACGGGAGCAACTGTTGCTTTTCAGCCTAGTTGTGAACTTATGCATGTCTACCTCAATAACACACATATAGGGTCTGTTCCATGTTCGCAAGAAGACTGGAATGACGAATTTTTTGGTCAAGCAATAATGGAGATTGTTCAGATTGCTTGTTGTGAGGGGATTGCCAAAGGCAACACCTTTGGTCTGGCAGGCCTTAAAGTAAAAAGCCACAAAAGGGTTACAGAAGACGAGATTAGTGGCGTTCCCATAATTTAACTTGACAAAAGTGACCTCTGGCGTGTATGGTAAAGTACCATGATGGATAATAACACAATGAAAAAATATCTGGAAGAAAAGAAGTGTCTCGTTTGTGTCGTGAAGGCACAAAACGGCGACATCGTTTTTAGCCTACCAGAGAGACAGATTAAGCCCGTCACCCCTGCGGTGGATACGGTTTTTCGAGTAGAGGCCGATAGCGTTTCTATAAAAACAAATGGGGAGTCACAGGGTAAAATCCCTCTTCCTCCATATGCTATACGACCCTTTGTTATGTCTGTTGTTGTAGCCTCTTGTGAAAGATTTGGTTATGACAAAGACTTAATAAAGTTTGATATTGGTGGACAGGAAACGGACCATGTAACATTTAGTAAACAAATGCTATGGTTTCCCCTGGAACCAGAAGATGAACAAAAAGACCATCTATTAAGAAGTTTGGTCACTAATGCGATGAATTGCCCAATTAAGTTTCATTCCGATTTTGATACTCGTGCCATCGAGTTGGGCATTGATGATGGCTATCAGCGAGTAAAACACATTTTGCGTGGAGGTAACGTTTATGAGTAACAAGTGTATGTTTGTTGGGCGATTGACTGCTGACCCTGAACTAAACGAATATGGAGGTACAAGCAAGGTTGAATTCAGCATTGCGGTATCCGATATTCGTAAGGATAAAGAAGGCAATAAGATTGAGGAAGTTGACTTCTTCAATTGTTTCGCCTGGGCGAGTGGTGCAGAAGCCATTGCTAAGTACTTCAAGAAGGGCGATTTGATTATGGTCCATTGTAAGGCTAAGCAAGACCGCTGGGAAGACCGAGAGACAGGAAAGAAGAGAACTGCCATTAACTATCGTGTTAATGAGTTCGAATTCCTTCCTTATAACTCCCCAGACAAGAAGGGCGAGAGTAACGAAACTGCTACTTCCGCTGCAACTTCTTCTTCAGGCGGTGGTGCATCAGACGATGACGACATCCCCTTCTAATGAAGCTTCTCTTGTAGAAGAGAATCTAGCTTTGGTTGTTTACCAAGCTTTACAGTTTACACCTTTAGGAATTTTAGACCTAGACGACCTTATTTCGGTAGGGTCGATAGGTCTCCTAAAGGCTGTTCGTGGTTTTGACGATGGTCGTGGTATTCAGTTTAGTACTTATGCCACAACTATTATCAGAAACGAAATCTATCGTGAACTAAAGAAGTTTAGTAAGACTAAAAGCATTGAGCTATCCCAGGAAATAGAACAGGAAGAGTCCCCCGATATTTGGGAGTTTATGCCTGAAGACCTCACTAAAATAGAGAGGCATGTTCTTTACATGAGACTTGTGGAGAATAGAACATTTAAGGAAATTGGGGAGGAGATGGACAGGACTAAGTCCTGGGCCAGTGCTAAAACAAAGGAACTTCTGATTAAAATACGGGAAGCAAATGGATATTAAGAGGAAACCGAGAATCTTGTGGGTCGGAGAAGCAACCTTTCTAAAAACAGGTTATTCTGTGTACGGCCATGAAGTTCTTAAAAGACTACATGCAACAGGTAAATATGAGATTGCTGAATTAGGTGGATACGCTGATGAAACAGCTACCGAAAGATTTAAGCTTCCCTGGACCTTCTATGGTAATGCACCAGTAGAAAACCAATCTCACCCCTCTTATAACGACGAGGCCGTTTCTCTATATCGGTCTCAGAACACTTATCAGTTTGGCGAATGGCGTTTTGAAGACGTTTGCCTAGACTTCCGTCCTGATATTGTAATGGATATTCGTGACCATTGGATGCACGAGTTCATTGCCCGTTCTCCGTTTCGTCCTCACTTCAAATGGTTGGTTATGCCCACTATTGATAGTGCCCCTCAACAAGAACAATGGCTCGCTACTTATCTTGATGCTGATATAGTTACTACATACAGCCAGTTTGGTAAGGATTGTTTAGAGCAAGAGACCAATGGTTCCATCAAGGTTGCTGACATAACACCTCCAGGGGCAGACTTGTCGGCTTTCAAACCTGTGGAAGATAAGGAAAAACACAAGGAAGAATGTGGACTAGACCCTAATTGCAAAATTGTGGGAACGGTTATGCGTAATCAAGTTCGTAAGCTATTCCCTGACCTATTCAAGTCTTTTGCTGACTTCGGTAGAAAACACCCAGATATAGCCGAGAACACATTCCTCTATGCTCATACCGCTTGGCCTGACTTAGGATGGGATATTCCTAGTCTTCTACGAGAAAATGACATCGGTCATCGTGTCCTGTTCACTTATGTATGCCAACAACCTAACTGTAAGTATGTATTCCCTTCCTTCTTTCAGGGTGGTAGAACAACTTGTCAGAAGTGTCACAGGAGAACTGCTAAGCTTCCAACTACTCAGTCTGGGGTAAATAACCAACAGCTTGCGGCTATATATAATTGGTTTGATGTCTACGTTCAATACTCCGTCTGCGAGGGGTTTGGTATGCCTCAGGTGGAAGCTGCTTCTTGTGGTGTTCCTGTGATGGCTGTAGACTATTCTGCTATGCAATCTGTGGTAAAAGACTTGAAGGGAACACCGATTGATGTCCAGAGGATGTTCCGTGACGCCAATACTCAACAATGGCGTGCGTTACCTGATAACGATGACTTTGTAGAAAAACTGGCTAAGTTCCTAAGTAAGCCAACTACAGTACGTCGCCATAAGGGGCGTGAAGCATACAATCAAGTACTGAAGAAGTACAACTATGATATTACTGCAACAAAATGGGAAGCAATTATTGATGGAGTTGAACTACGTGAAGAGATTGAGACATGGGACAGTCCACCTCGACTTAACACTCCTAACACCTCTCCTCCTCGCAATATGAACCCCGAACAGCTTGTTCATTGGGCGGTTCTTAATACCTGGGGGGAGCCAGACCAAGTTCAAAGCTATGTCGCCCTCCGTATGTTAAGAGACCTTCAATATGGGTCCACTGTAGGCGGCACAGGAGGGTTGTTTTTTAATGAGGCCTCTCACCTCGCTAATAAAAACGTGTATCACCAATTCCTTCCTGAACACGCCATTCGTCAGTTCTATGATATGGCTGAACGAAGGAATACATACGAGAAGAGACGAGTAGGGATGATTAAAGTTGCTACCCCAAGCTTTGTCAAGAACAAGAAGGAAGATATTAATGGAACGAATAAGCGTTAACATCAAAGTGATACCAGATTCTCCATCTTCTCCTAATCTACAGGATAAGCCTAGTGAAGAATTTGTTTGGGATTCTGTCTATAAGATTATGACTAATAATCCAGGGAAAGAGTATCTCAAGTATATCTTAGCATACGAATG